TCTATTCCAACCCATAAACCTATCAACCCAATCAGCAAATTTTTCAAACTTATTGTAGAGTAAAACTACAGCAGCTAAGAATGCTCCAAGCATAATTGTACCCATTCCAAGTTTACCTAACCAACCCATTCGGGATTTATGTTCTTTCTTGCCTATCTTGATAGATTTTTTTCCGTCCAAGACTGATTGTTTTGCAGTATCACCAATATCTTCAAGATTTTCAGATAAAGAGTCTTTCTTACCAAATAATTTTTTACCAACCGATTGAAGACCTTTCTCCACAGGCCCAAAGACTTTACTTGCCATATTACCAGCAACATCACCTAAATCACGAAAGGCTCCATAAACATTTGCAACGGGGTCAAGGATTCCTTCTATGTCAACAATACCACCTGTAAGTGTTTTTATACTACCAGTAAACTTATCAAAGTTTTCAGTTTTAGCTGCATCTTCTAGATTTTTTTCTAGTTTTTCATTGGTATCTTTAACAATCTCAGCTGAATGAGCAGCTCCATCTTGTTCCTTTTTAATTCGATTATCAAATGCCTGAAGTTGTTTGTCTACCCTTTCCGCTATAGCTTTTTCACCGTCTTCATATGTTTCTTTATCTTTTGTTACTCTTTCTTCATGGTGTTTAGTGACGTTTTGTAATACAAACGTTTCTCTTTCAGCAATTTCAGCATCAAGACTTGTCAGTTGTTGTGTTATTTCTAATCTTCTAGCTCTAGTTGCAGTAGTTGCTTCCTCTTCGAGGTTTTTCTTTTCGTTATATTTGAATTTAGATAAGTATAAATCATTTTCAAGTGCTTCCTTTTTCTTTCTCTCATATACGGACTGAGTAGCTCTTTGCCTTTCTTCGTACCCTTTTTCGGCTCTCTCTTTTCTTTTTAACTGGTTTTCAGCAAGTCGCTCTTTTCTTGTTTCGATTTTAGCTTGATTTTCTTTTTGTTGTTGTACTGCCTTAGAAGCTTGAGCAAATTCCATATCACGCTTTTGCGCTTCAATAAGTTTTGCTTTTTTACTTTCAGTAATAAGACCCTTCCAAGTGTTTTGGGTTTCTGAGATATTATCAGCGGCAATCTTTGCAAATTCAGTATTGACGTTTTTTATTTCCCCAATAAGTTGCTTGAACGGAGTTCTCAGAGAACTAGCCTGCTTGGCGATTTCTCTACTCTGTTCTACAAGTTGCTTATTAAACTCTTCTAGTGGAGTTCGTTTTGCCATTTTTTATTTCCTAAGTTATTTACCGAATGCTTTACCAGCTTCTGATATACCAAATGCACCTAGTGTTACAACTACGAATGAGGTATAGATTGTTTCTGAAACTTTCAAATCTACGTCCCATGCAAGTGCAGTTACTAAGTCTGTTATACCAAAAATCGTCATTAAGAAAAATGATATGAATCCAATGATTGCTTTTTCATTTATATCATTGTCATCTAAGAACAAGTCTATGAACTTTCTTTTAGGTGGTTCTAGTCCTTGTTTTGCCTTAATGGCATCTTCCTTCATTTCCTTTATGACATCTTCTTGCTCATCGAGTTTCTCGATGAGTGCCATATATTTTTCTAAATCGATTTCGACTTCGTTTCTCGAATCTACTGTTTTACTTTCTTCAGCCATTTTATAATTCCTATAATTTAAATTAAAAAATCACTTCACGAAATCATGATAAATCTATCTTCTATTACGTTGTTGTTTCTTCCGTTCCTTTTCTTCCTCTAAGAAGTTAAGTAGCATAGCGATATAAATCTCTCTTTCCCACGGCATCATATTCTCTAACTCAGTTAATGAATATTTGTGATGTTGCATTAACTGAAAGTTAGTGTTATAATAATTCACCAAACTTTCATGAGAAAGAGCTACTAAAAAAAACTTTGTAACCCTTCCAAGGTTGCTTTATTTGCATTACTACAAACTGAACAATCCCATTCTACTGTATGTCTCAAAGTAGGAATATTTTCAAAAAAACCATTAAGTTTTTCTACTTGAGGCATACTTAAACTTTCAACAAACTCTGTTAATTCAGCGTCCTGTATATCATCAGTGTCATAAACACTTTCTGCATCAAAAATGGTATGAATACCATGTTTCAACAAATATACAAGTCTATCACCTTCTAACTCGATAGCATCTGCTTCTACAAGTTGTCTCGCATTCGGATAACGTAATGTAACTCCCATTTCTTCAGTTAACTGAACAGTATTGTCAACCTTCCCGTTAGGGAATTGTATTTCAATCTTATCCAATTCAACCATTTCTTCATGAGTTGCTTTACAATCTCTTCCACGACAACGAAAAGTAATATTCTGACTTTCTCCTATAGACTTACATCTAATCTTTAGGAACAGATATTCTAAATCATACATCGGCATATTGTTAATGTTTACTTTATTATCAGTAACCGACATAATCAAGTCCTTAGTCGCATCTAGTACATCACTAGCACTATTAGCTTCTTTCGCAAGTAACAAATATTTTTGTTCCTTAACTAGAAATGGACGAAATGTTACTTCCGAACCATCACTTAATTTGCACCTATGTTTAGGTGCTTTTTGGATTGGTAATCCCATAATTTACTCCATATTGTAATTAACCACCACCAAATATATTATTAATTTGTGATGTTCTTGTGTCTAGGTTGGTTAAAGTTTTACGGACTTTCCCTTCTTTACCAAACCTACTTAATAGATTACTACCACCAAGTAGTGCATCTAATAAACCTCTTCCCTTATTTAGGAGACTTCTCTTAGGTGCATCATAATACTCAGATTTCCAATATCTGTATGCAAATGTACACTTAAATTTCATTATTCCGTCTTCTGCATGACCTAATGACATTTCATCAAATGAAACTGGATATGCTTCTTCAAGGGTATACTTTAATGCAGAACCACCTTCCTTTCCTCTCCCGTCAATTCTTCTTTGTATGATTTCAACTCTTCCAATAAAATCATCATACCATGACATGACTGGAAATGCAGAAGGTGCTTCTCTTTCCATTAAATCAGATTTTGCACTAAAGACTGAATGATTCCATGCCTCTATAATTAATCTATCTGCAAAACTTTGGTCGCATATAAAAGAAAAGTCTATAGTTCCACCATCATCAATTACCCCATCAGGCATTTGTCTTTCTTGACCTTGTGCTGCCCAACCAGTAGTACTGATACTTCTGCCTGGCAAACTACATGATTCTACTCTTAAACCCATTGTTCTTGAATTACCATGTTTTGCAGGTTGAGCTTCTTTTGCAGGTTGTGTAACTTCACCTTCTGCATTTTTTACTTCTTCTTGTGCAGGTTGAGCTTTAGTACCGAATAAATTAACAGGAAGAAAGAAATTTACGTCATACCTATTTCCCCTTGCACCTACATCAAAGTTATACTTTATTTCATCTACTGTACTCATACACTTTTCCTAGAAACGGAATACACCGTATTTTTATTTACTCCACCGAAGTCACCTGTTGGTAACATTGCAGCTACGTCCCAATATTCTTTTGCAACCTGTAAAGGAACTCTTTTAATTCTACTCCAAAGATATCTCTTTGTACATGGTATCGCAGGTCTTAATCTACTAATACTTTTAAAGTATTGATAGTCTAGACCAACACCTTCAGATGTTGGATATTTATAAAGTTCTTCTAACAAACTTTGTCTTAACATAGGTGGGATATAATGCAGGTTAATTGCATAGAATCCGTCCTCAACAGTCCTAGTGTCAAAAGGAATGATTAAAGGAAACCTATCCCAAAAGGGTAATTTATCTTTTGTCTTTGCATCATAGAACATCATATACATATTCCCTTCTATAATTCTTCCGACCTTAGTACCGTCAAGATAAACACTTTCGTCATTTCTTCTATCAAATATTCTTCTGATATTCGTTCTAAACCATTCTAATGCAAATTGACTATTTGATGCAATCTCTTCAGGTTTGAGTTTCGTTAAATCTTCGAATATGGTTGCCATATATCTATTTATACTCAGGTGAGGTGGTCTTCGGTCAATATCCTAAAATTGTATTTACGATTTTTACAATACTCTTCTGCGGCTTTGAATTTTGCCTGATTAACCCCATAGGTTGCAACTTCTCTTAAGTATTTTTTAGTTTGTCGTTGGGGTTTCTTAGGTGGTTCACATTGTCTTTTGGGTTTTACTTCTATAATCTCACGTCTAACTTTACCCGATACGTTTCTTACTTTAATGTAGAAGTCGGGGAAGTAACGGTGTACTTTGTTATCGATAGGGGAAACGTATGGAATGACAATCTCTTCACTATTCCATTCTAATATAGAGGGTGTAGTGTCACAATAATGCATAAACCTACGTTCCCATAGAGAACGATAAAAGACCTTTGTGGGGTCTCCTTTATATTTTTTACAGTTCTTTGGACGAAACCGACCTTTATATGACATAAATAACAATAACTCTATAATAACTTTCAGGAATATTTATATCACATGGGACTAAGTAAATTAATCAATAAAGTAAACAAGGCGAAATCTGCAATCAATTCCTTGAAAGGTATATCGTCAAAAATAAAAAGTTTAAATTATAACAGTGTAACAGACCAACTTGGCGAAGAAGCTGAGAAAGCACAAAAACACTTGAGAGAAGAAAGGAAACGAAAAACTTCAACTGTTGCATCAAAAGAAATGAGAGACAAGGCACTAAAAGAAGTTTGGGAGCCTGGAAGTGAGTTTATATATCCTGTAGGAGATGAGTTAGATAACTATCTTGTTTTTAGTATAAGACCTAGAAGAAATCAAGCAGATAAAAAAGGAAACACAAATGCAGATAATGTACTTGGTGGTAAAGGAAACGGTGCTGAAATTTCACTTTATATTCCTTCTGACCTTTCAAGTACTGCAGCTGCATCTTATGGTAAAGCAGACTTTGGTTTGTCTGCAAGAATGATGGGAAAAGCTGTTTCTAATTTTAAAAAAGACGGGTTCAAAGGATTAATGGATACAGATAGTGCCTCAGGAGTAGGTGCATTAGCGTCCCAACAAATAACTTCAATGTTAAACTCATTATCGGGTGGAACTGAAAACGTAAAAATGGGTCGTGCAAAAAACCCAATGCAAGAAGCAATGTTTGAAGGAATAGAATTTAGAGAATGGAGTTTTTCATATGAATTTTGGCCTAGAAATGAACGAGAAGCACAAATGGTCAATCACATAATCTATACATTTAGAACTGCAATGTTACCCGATACTTTTGGTTCTTCTATATCAGCAGATTGGCAAGTAAATGATGATGAAAACTATTTTAACTTTCCGAACATATTTGATGTTGAAATAGACGGGCCTCTAAAAGACCATGTTGAAGGATTCTTACCAATGGTTTGCACTAAGTGTGATGTTGACCATTTCAATAATGGTAACAATACTACGTTTGCAAATGGAGCTCCAATATCACAATCAATGTCTCTTTCATTCCAAGAAATAAAACTATTAACACAAGAGTCTTATCAAGAAATATCTCCTTTAGGTAAAGAAGGTATTACAAGTATGAAGTCAATGGCGTATGAGAAAGATGGAGTGAATCGAGCTGGTATGAGTGAAACACTACGGCCTGGTGACCCAAACTATAAACAGAAACCTGACCCTCAAGGTTAATCCGTAGAGTAACCCTTCTTTCTATTATATTTTGTTTTGTCTTTATGGACTTGAGTAAGTCCGTGTGAAGGAGTCTTCTTGTGTTCTTTTACTTTAGGCTCGGGTTTGCCAAAGATACGTTCCCACGCATCTGCATATTTGTCTTCGTTTGAGTTCCGTCTCCGTGAACCCTTTCCACCGTGCCATTGACTCATTGTTTATATCCATTTTTTAGGGCGACCCATTTTGTCTCTCTTGATTGCATCAAGTTTGTTTCTACGAGTCTGTGCCTGATTCTTTTTATGTTTCTTTTGATTAGGTTTTTCGAAGTATTGTCTATCTCTTACTTCCTGTACGATACCTGCATTATCACACGCCTTCTTAAAACGTCTAAGCATTTGGTCGAATGATTCCGTAGTTCTTTTCTTCGGATTATATCTTGGTGTTATACTTGGCATTATGCAAAAAACTTCTCTAGAGATTCCTCTTTATTTTTAATTTTATCTGAACTATATTCTAGTTCCCCTTCTTTCCTAAACACTAGAATGAACTCATGTACTTTCGCAGTGTATCTTTTACTTGCACACTTACCTGCTTGTAAGGCTGCAAATATAGTATCGTTCTTCATTACAATTATATCGTGTAACTTGAGTCCCGATTGTGTAAACATATTTATGGTATCGGAATGAAATGGTTTATACTCTCCGTCTCTTCTCCAATCACCACAAACCCAAACACAAAATCCGCCTGGTTTTAAAACTCTCTCTATGTTGTTTCCACAAACTTGTATCCTATCACAAAAGTCTTCATACTTTCGTAGGTCGGATAACTGACCTTCTGCACTTTCGTATCTTTCTATATCACCGTAAGGTGGACAAGTCATAACTAAGTTTGCACATTCATCATCTGTATGAGACATTTCACAACCGTCACTTTCTATAATATCATAGTGACCGTCAAAGTCATGTCTTCCCATTTCTTCTCTAACCTTTCCTACTGTTTCAGAAGATACGTCATAACCGTAATAGTCTCTTCCTAAACTTGCAGAAACAAATGCACGAGTCATTCTTCCTGCAAACGGGTCAACGATTGTATCTCCAACCATAGACCAATAATGAACAATATTCTCACACAATCCTGCGTGGAATTCAGACATCATTAAACCATTAGGAAGACGAGGACAAACACCTCTCTTCTCTTCATATGCAGTTAGATATGCATTATCCCAGTTGTTCTTTGAAGACTTTGTTGGTGTAATTACTGATTGTGGGTTCCAACCAAACTGGTCAATAACCCTTTCGTTTTCATTCCATGGTAGAATGTTTTTATAATATTCACTTTTCATAATTTTAAAATAGGTGTGTCAGTCGCCCCACGCCTTACAGCATTCCCGCTCTGCACCAATTGACCCGCTGTTGTGCTGTCAATTTTACCCTTACTGAGTACCCCCTTTTTCCACGGTCTCAGTGAATGCATAGACTTATCAACTATATTCATAATAAAAACCTATGCACCCCAAACGAAGTTAGTCTTGAGCTAACTTCTTAAAGTAATCCATTGCATCGTCTTCTGATGAGGCACTTACACCTGCTGAGACTTCTGCACTTTCGATTACTGGTTCACTCGCTGTTGAAGCAGTGTTTACATTAGACCATGGAACTTCTTCCAAATCTTCTGCAACTGATTCAGCAGTAGAGGTAGACCCAACTGTTCCGAGAACTCTTTCAAGTTTCTCTTTGAGTTCTTCATAAGTTTTGAACTCATCGGGTGCGATTACGGCAGATAAAGAATGAACTTGACTAAACACTGAGTTTATTTGTTCTTCATTATCAAACAATGGTGCAACAGAATCAAACTCAGATTTGTCGTAGTTCCAATAACCGTCAACTTTTCTGATTTTAATTTTGAAGTTTGCACCTTCACCTCTTAGGTCAAAAGGATTGATTGCGTTCTCATCTTCAAATGCAGGTGAGATTGCTTCCTTGAGTGCCTCAAAGATTTTTTTACCGTATCTGTATTTGAACACTTTCCCTTCGTTATCGGGATTCTTAGGGTCTGAAACAACATAGACATTAGAAACATAATGCAGTCTGCGTTTTTGTTTCCTTGCAATCTCTTTGTTTGCTTCGATTCCAGTATTCCACAACGAAGTGTTGTACTCACTTACAGGGTCTTTTTTATTAAGAGTCGTTAAAGACTTCTCAATATACCAACCGCCTGGGCCTTGAAAACCATGGTCGAAGTAAGATACCCAAGGCATCTCTTCTCCTTCGGGAGTCGGTAAGAAACGAATCACTGCGTAACCATTACCAGTTTTATCCAGTTCGGGTTTCCACATTGTGTCGTCATTGTAGGATTTTTTTGCACCTTCTGAGGGTGAAGC